CGTGCGGGAAACCTTGGTTTCCCGCATTCCCTACATTAGATATCCAATGAAATAGTATTTTTATCCGAACGTTGTTTTCTACGACTGCGTTTTGGCATATTATTATTTTGCATATCTTTTAATGAAGTAATCGAAATCATAGAATCGTCTTCATTATTTACAGAACTATCGTGGATATTAACATTTCTTGTTTTCAAACCTGATAAAATATTATCAATATCGCTACTTTGTGGTCCACGCATTTCTGGTCTAAATGAATTTTGTGGTGGCATTTGTTGTTGTTGTTGCATTGATTGCATTGGTGGTCTCATAGTGCGTTCTTGTTGTGACATATCTTGATATGAATTATTAATTTCTACACCTTGTTCTCTAAACATAGCTCCACGTGCGGCATTAATATCTTGACGATTACCGGGGTTTTCAGTATAAGTCATACCCGGACGCATAGGTGGTGCTTGGCCTTTCGTTTCAACTGGAGCAGGTGGAGGCGGGCCGCGCGGTTTATTGGATTGTTCTTGCATCATATTATTAGCGAATGCAAAACCGGGCGACTGTTGCGACATACTATTTACAGTGGCATTGGTAAATGCTCGCATCAATTCAGGACTTTGGCGAATGACGTCATTAAAACCGGGTGTAGCAGTTGATAAAGCCTTATTTGTAAAATTGACAACAGCGGCACTAAAACCCAATCTTAGTAACAATGAAAGTTCAGGTGCCATTTTACCACCCTTATATTTATCGTGTAATTCACTGAAAATTTCTTCGTAACTATCAATATCTTCACTTACTTGTTCTCCCCAACCGTCCAAATTAATATCAAAAGGGTTAAACGCTGCATTTGCATATTCAACCGAATTTATAAAAGTCATAAACCACCATCCTTGTAATTTAATACTATCTTTTTTACGCTTATCTTCCAATGCGGTTTCATACTCATCTTCAACTTCTTCATATGCGGAATCAATATTAAAATGGGAAGATTGTTTAATTAAACCTTTTTCATACCATTCTTCTAATTTTTTAATCATCATACGTTTTTTTCTTCTACGTTCTCTATCTGTCATATTTGTTCCACCAAATCCTTTATCACCACCGATTGGAATTTCATTCATTTTAACAAAACCGTCCCATGTTTTAGTAGTGCCCATAGTTTCGGCAGTAGAATGTCCTAATTTGGAATCGTTATATTCGTTATCTAAATTTACTGATTTAGCACTTTGTGTTGGTTGAGAACTACCTAACCCAAATAAATCAGCAGCAAACCCGCCTAATGATTTTGTTTCACCAGATGAAGTAGAAACCGATTTTGAAGAAGCTGTTCCCGAAAGTTCATTTAATTCGTTTTCTAAAGTATCTAAATCTCCTAATTCAAAATCTACGTTGTTGGATGAAGTCTTTTTTTTATCATTCATTAATAGTTCAATTCCAGGACCGAAATTTACAGAAGAACTACTACTACTATTACGGTTCGAATTATCATCAAAATTTAATGAAATTGGTTCTAAATCATTTAATCCAATATCAATCACTTCCATTTTATCTTATGTTAATTATACAATTTTTATTTTTAAGTTATACGCGTTAAATAATATATTTCTTAACTATAAATAGCTAAAATATTTCGATTATTATTTGTTCGAGCATATTTACTTTTTTCAAAATCGAAAGTAGCAAAACATCTTATCAAAAATCGGTCTTTACCATCATAATTCGGTATAAATGGTGACCTACCGTGAACTGCACGTCTATTATCGACCAATATAATTTCACCCTGTTTCAAATTATGGCTTAATCTTTTTTTATAATAAATATCAACTATTTTGTTTATCATATTATTAGCGTGTTCATTAATACCTGTCATTAAATCTTGGTCAAACAACAATGTGTTATCATTGTGAATTTCGTGATTATTTTCATTTTGTGTGTTTTTTTGCGTAATAATAGAAAACGGCCCACGTATATCACCATCGATAAATTCATTACCATTTATTTTGAAAGATAAATCTACCCCACAATTCCATAGTGGTTGGTTCAATAATTCTAAATCTTCGTTACTCACGTTATCAATTATTGTTTGAATTGGTAATATATGGGTGAATGCCCGAACATCACCACGTAAACACGCCAAACTTAAAATATCAGGACGTAATTTCGAAAACGCTTGTTCAGTATGTATTTCCAACTCTACATTACTACTAACACTGGTTTGTTTATTCGACATAGATTTCATCGGTATTATGTCTTGAAATAATCGTCCATACCCTTCGGCTTCATATGATACTAACTCAGCAATAGCGCCAATTAAAATACTTTGTATTCTTGCTAAAATAGTTGTTTCGCCAATTTTATCATTGTTTGAAGAAGGTGTATCATGTAATGTTTCGTTATCAATTGGAATTGTTTTTATTAATAAAAATCCGGTAGGAGTTCCGTTAATAGCAAAATCTGTTAATTTATTTTTAATATTTGTAGGAAGTTCATTCGATAATATTTGTGATTGTTTACAAAATATTTCAGGGTTTTGTGATGGGGAAACTATAATTTGTTGTGCGAGGTTCAATAATAATTTTATTTCGTTATCCGTTAATTCAAGTATATAATCATTTTCTTTATAAAAATTCATTCATATATATATTTTGAATGAATTTTTTTATATATTTTGAATGAATTTTTTTATATATTTTGAATGAATTTTGTATTTTGTATTTTATCTACCAATCTAAAATGATGCTTTGTTTTCCTAATCGGGGGAATAAACAATACCATTTTTTTACTAATTGCATCGGTTTCCATATTTGGTCATTTGCATATATCCAATGTTGTCTAGTTTGTTCTAGTTGAAGATTTGAAGCTTCATATAAATTTATCAAATCGTCATATATGGTATAATTTACTAAATAAGCTGACGTTGTTTGTGCTTCTACATTGTTAAGCAAAAATGGATATTCTGGACAAATATCTCCTTTTTGTAAATTATATGCTAACATACAAACATCGAAATCAGGAACATTTGTAAATAATGTTGTCATTGCATTTTCAAATTCTAACTTAGACACTGTAAATACAAAGTCATCTTCTATAATCAATATATTTTTGTATTTTTTGTCACGAGCCATTTTCAAAACTGCTAAATGAGATTGTGCACAACCGATACCATCATATTGATTGTTTATTGCAGAATATCGTTCAAAATGTAAATTAAAATATCGCAATTGATTTTCAATAATGTTTCTTTTTTCAATGTGTGCGTCTAAATTTATATAGACGATTTTATCTATATTGTCTGACATTATAGGTTCTTTATAAATACATCATTATTTTTATATTGTTTATATTTTGTTGGAATAATGAAACTTCAAAAAATATTCAAATATTATATACCATTTTTATTGATATACCAAATTCCTTGTAAAAAACAATCGGCCAAATCATCTTTTTTCTTAGTTTCTAATACGTGTTTCCATTTTTTAAATTCTTGATTTTTTTCCAATAATTGAGAACATTTTAAAACGCCATCCATTTTGTGTTTTTTATAAACGCTATTTTGAGAATTTTCTTTTGGTTCTTTTGGTTCTTTTGGTTCTTTTGGTTCTTTTGGTTCTTTTGGTTCTCTCGCAATTACACCTTCACTATTTTCTATAAAAACATTTTCTAATTTTTTGTTTTTGTCTACTTTTTCAATTGGTTCAAAATAACGAAGCTTATTTGCTGATGAAATAAATTCAATATGAATATCACTGTTCTTCATAATAAAATATTGTGCTAACATTCCTTGTATTGTTTTCATACGATTTGCTATGGGTGATATTTGGTTCTCTATTATAACGTGTGTTATCTCTTGAATACCTTCGACTTGATTCAATAAGGTTTTCATATTTTTTCCTATCATAATTAAATCAGTATCATTAGCGGATTTCGTCTTCTTATTTTTAATCAATATAAAACATTTTTCCTCATAGAATTTGTGTATTTTTTCTAACAAATCGGGTTTTCTAAGGTTCTCACCATCGTTAAAAATATTTAGCTTTTTATAAACAGTTTTCAGTTCATCTACTTTCATTTTATTAAAAAATGGCGGCGAGTTTTCTTTTGATGGAATAATATATTCACCATTATTTTTAGCGTGTTTTTCACAGAAAAAAAAAGAGTTTTTAGAGAACTTTGCTACTTTACCGCATACTTTTTGAGGAGTTTTTTTATTTTTAGCTTTTAAATAACATGAACAATAGTTTTTTTCAGTTTCATCTTTTTCCATTAAATTTATCACATTCCAATCGTAAATTATAGATTGAGAACCTCCTTCTAAATGAAAAATACAATAGGCCATATTTTTAATACCAATATCGAAACTGATTAATTTCATTATAACTGTTGTTTTATAAATATACAATAAATATAATTTATATATTTATTTTACACGAATATAATATATCAGTAAATATTAGAATGATTATACCAGCAAATATATCAATAACAAAAATAATCAACAGATACAGCATTTTACTATTTATTTTAATTTTATTAATTTTAGTATTTCCAGAAATGATTATTTCTAATACAGATACTGTTATCGTCCGCATTATTAGTATTTTTTTAATAATATATTATGCGAAATTCAATATATACTATGGTTTAGTTATGTGTTTATTTATTATCTTTTTAAATTACAAGAAAACGAGCATTACAGAAGGGGCGAGAAACAGGCGTTCATCAAACAAAGGTTCTGAAAACAAAGGAGTGAAAACAAAGATGTCTGAAGTATTAGATAAAAAAATAAAGGATGAAGTAGCTAAACAATTATCACAAGTAAAACAAGGTCCAACTGGTCCCGAAGGCCCAGCGGGACCGAATGGAGATAAAGGACCAACTGGTCCCACTGGACCTACTGGTGAAAATGGACAACCCGGATTACAAGGACCAACTGGGCCAATTGGTGAAACTGGTCCATCATCGATTAACAGATAAAACAAAATAAACAAGATAACCACTTGAAGAATTATACCATTGCTTATATCAATGTGTAATGGTATAATAAGTTTACATTCTGCGTATAATTTCATCTTGTGTAATGACAGGTGAAATTTTACGAGCATTCAATTGTTCTCTTGATAAATACATATTTTTTAAATCACTGGATGCATAGCCAAATGGTTTATTATTGTCCAAAAAAGAATCAAAAGTGTATGGTGTAGTATTATCATACATTTTATCTACACTATTTATTGGAGTGCCAGCATATCGTTTGAAATAACCAGCATCATTGGATGCTTCGCGGAAATTGACTTCCATAATTTGTTTGGAATTTTCGGTTAAATATTTTCTATATTGCCAATTCGATTGAATGTTATTTTGTTTAATTAATTCATTATTAACAACAGCTTCTGGTTGATATGATGCGGTAATAGAACGACCGTCACTCATTAATGGTGGAAATTCAGGATATTTATTATTAGTATTATATCCTAAAGAAGATTTTGGTATAGTTTCTTTGATTATAGGATACGCACAATCAATTGTTTCAAAATTATTTGAGAACATTTTATATAATATATATTATAAAATTATATTATATATACTAATTATTTTCATCAATATTACTTTCTAATAATTTCAATAATTCTGGTTTTCTCATTTTACTTGAATCGCTGGTTAACCCTTTTGATATAACCAGTGCTTTTAATTGTATTAATGTCATTTTACGATAAACGTCTTTGATATTTTCGTTTTGTTCATTTTGTTGAGATTGTACTGTTTGTGTAGTTTCTTCGTTTGTTTCACTTGTTTCATTATTCTCTAAATGATTATCTTCAATATCTATCTTTTCAACAATAATATGTTCTATTTCTTGAACCAATGCATGAATATTTTCTTCATTATTAATTTCATCAACTTCATCAACTTCATAATTATTGTCGTTTAATTCTTGAGCAATATCACTAACTTCAATACTATCACCGAATTCAACATTAATAACTTTAACACTATCTGTATTACGTAATTCATTTTCGTCTTCTATAACTACATCACTATCCGTTTCGCTATTTGCATCACATTCACTATCAGTCTCGTCATCTTCACTATCACTATCGGAATCTTCGTCGTAATCATTATCACTATCTTCGTCGTTACTATCATCATCCGATACAATTATTTTATCATTTTCTACATTCTGTTTACTATGAATTTCATTTGCAGTTAAATTTATAATTTCATCTTTGTCATTTACTTGGTAATATGGTTGAGAAAATATAGCCGATTTTATATAAGTAATCTCTTTTACAATATTATTAATAATTTCAAACATAGTATCATTTTTATGTTCTAACGAAACGATTTGTTGTTTAAAATGAAAAACCAATAATAATATTAAAATAAAAGTAATTCCTAAACTTATAAAAAAGAAAGTATCAATGTAATTAAATATTCCCATTTAGTATTTTTATATATTTAATTATAAAAAAATAAACGAACCAGTAAAAAATAATATAATGTATTATATAATAAATGGATAGACAAACATTCCAAACACCTATTAGTTCAAATAATTCAAATAATTCAAATATTATTCCTACAAACGATATATTTAATAATAAAAATTTTATTATTATATTGTTATTAGTTTTGTTGATTTTATCATTTTTAGGAATAAATTTATTAGCTATTTTTGGAAACTTTATCCAAACAATTGTTAGTATTTTTGGTCCATTAGTAACACAAATATTATCTATTTTCGGTTATACAGCTGGAACTTTAATAGATAAGTCCGCTGAAATAGTAACTGATACAGCTAAAACTGGAATTGATATCGCTGGTGGAACTGTAGGTTCAATTGGCGATTTAATAAAAGACGCAAGTCGCCCAGGTGTAGACGAACGGGCTAAACAACAACTGGATAATTCTATTAATTTTTCTAAACCATCTACATCCCAACAAATTAAACAACCCGAACCAGATTCAACTACAAATCCAATTCAAAAACCAATCACTTCAAACAAAGCAGGTTGGTGTTTAGTTGGTGAATATGAAGGGCGCAGAGGTTGTATTCAAGTCGGTCAAGAAGATAAATGTTTATCTGGTCAAGTATATCCTAACCAAAAAATGTGTCTTAACCCTACTTTAACAACAAATGCTTAGATATTATTGTAACATACTTGTGGAATAATAACATATAAAAATACATAAAATACAAAAATATATAAATACAATGAATGATATATTTATATATTATAATGGAAGTTTGTGATGATGTCGAATATCTTACAAATAATTTTGAACAATATGAAATTAGTGACTATTTGGAAGAAATAAATAAATATTTCGAAGAAACTGATAATTCTCAAGAAACCCCAAATATAAGTGATATTGATTATAATTTACATATTATACAATGGATAGACGAATTTATAAAGGATTGTAATTTTGTTTTTACGAGAATTGATATGAATACAAATTTGATATATATAAATAGTATCAATCGTTTAAAAGAAATAACAAAACGCTATTTTGAAATCAAAGACGATATCGATTATAATTCTTTACATTATTTGTATAATCCAGAAGACTTTTTTGATGAAATTTTCTATTGTAGAGGTCAAAACAAGTTTTGGTTTAAAAAGCACAATGAAGCAACCGAATTATTGGATAAGTTCGAACTTATGAGTTATACAATTTATAATTATGCTATGGAAAAAGAATTTGATAATAATGAAGAATGAATAATCAATAACCGTATAAAATAAAACCGTTATTGGGCGTATTTGACACCTGAGTATTAATATTACAATTGCTATTTATTTTATTTGAATCAGTATTATTAAATATAATGCTTTTATTTATTGAAATTTGATTACTATATTCTGCTAATAATGGGTTATCATTTATAATATTATTAATATTATCATTCATTTTACAAGTTAATTTTATGTCGTAAACATATCCAGGTTGTGTATATAATAAAACGTTTCGAATGTTTAATATTCCAATATAAATACTTCCAGAAAAAGAGGTGGTTATTGTATTATTTAATGAAATATCAATATTTGGAAAATTAGGAACCAGCGTACTTGAATAAACGGCTGAATTATTATAATAAATATTTAATACTATATTCGATAAATTAATGGTAATATTATTGAATTTTGAAATTAAATCAGTACTTAAACCAGCAGTAGTATTATTTTGAAAACTTATAGAAATTGGTACATCAAACCCAAAATTATTACTATAATTATCATTATTATTAATAATATTCAATGAAAATAATTTATTTTCGATGTTATTATTAAATAATATGTTGTTTTCTATTATATAATTATATTTGTCATTAGTTTCAGTATTTTGTATACCATATGTTATTGGATTATTGTAATTGTATAATGGAATAGTAACATCTCTAATTAAATTTATAGGTGGACCAGGGACATCACTTGATGTTGTGGGAACTGGTATCATATCTGTATTACAAACATTAATATTTCCTTTTATAATATTATGTGTTATATTACCATTTATACCAGTAGACGTAGTATATGTATCAGGATATTTTACAATAATATCTGTATAAACAGGAATTGAACTATATTTATCTTGATTGTTAATAACTGTATTACCAGAATAAACATTACCACCAATATTAGATGGTTCATATTGAACTTCACTAATTTTAATATTATTATATGTATTTTTTTGATTTTTACCATTTATTAATAATGACCATTTCTCTGCTTTGGTATAATTATTCGTTTTCGTATTTGATTTTGACGCGTTGTATTGCAATATTTCGGCCTTTCTACGCATATCCAATTGGGTTGACGTAATATTTCCTACATACGGTGATAATGGATTATAACGATTAATTGGAAAATTAAATAATAATTGTTTTTTTCGTTGTAGACATAATTGGGTTAAACTTAAATCCGTAGTTGCCATTATTAAATAATATACATATTTGATGTATATTATTATAAAAATAATAAGAATAATAAGTTAGATATAAAGCTATAATTTTGAAGCATACCACAGATTGGATAAATATGAATAATTACCTTTGGCAGTTTGGTCAGGGGCTAATGTCGATGTATTTACGTTTGGTCCACTTGACACAACTGAGTTTATTTCAAAAACATTCAAGGCACGATTAAAATATCGTAAATCTGCTAATTTGCCGTAAAACCCACCATTTTGACAAACAAGAATGTCATGATAATTTTGTTTTGGGACATATTGTAATACTATGCGTTTTGAAACTGTGCCGTTTATATAAATATCTAAAACAGTATTTTGTAATCGTATAATTACATTGACCCATTTTTTAATAGGAATATTACTTATATCAACGACTTCATTCACTTTATCAGGAGATACTGTGTTCATAATTATACGAAATGTATTTTGTGAAGGGACTAAATATAACCCGGGTGAATTATTAACAGAAGCAATATTCGTATTTTCATTAAATAAGTTATCGCCTTTACTAAAAATATGTTGATATTTTGAAGAACTTGAACCTAAATCATTAAGATAAATCCACGTGCTCCAAGTAAATTCCATTCCAGTAGATTGATTATTTGATTTTAATATTGGAACTGATTTTGAGTCATTTGGATTTTGTGGAATTCTTATTGGATAAGAACCATCTACAGTACCTTTAATTAAATATGGATTATTTGATGGTAATATGAAATAACCTATCATTGATATTCCTAAACTTAATAAAAACATAAATGATATTACAATTAATATAAAAAAAGCAAATTTTGCGATAATAGTATTTGATGATGAAAATGAACTGGTTGCACCAGTTTGATTAGAAAACTGGTCTAATGAACTATTTACATTGGTTTTCAGGTTTGAAACAAAATCATTAACTCCATTTACAACATTATTAGCGCTTTCAGATACTTTATTTGTAGCATTATTTACTGTATCCATTATAATTATTATATATTATAGAAACATATAACATTTTTATTAAAATAATTTTATATTGGAAAATTGGATACTATCTTTAATCAACGATAAATTAGCACCATAAGAACCCATACTAAATAATCCCCCACTACCACTCATCCCATTTCCCTTGTTGTAATTATTCCAAGCAGTTTGCGGATCCATTGGAGTTATAGTTCTTGTAAGATTAGCTAAAGTCGCATCAAAATTACCCATAACAATTGGGGAAGCAACAGCATCACCTGGTTGTGTTGTGTCATTACTTAATTTTTGAGATTTTACTAATTTACCATTAATATAGCAATCTACAATTCTACCATCTACGCTAACAATAATATAAACCCATTTTTGTAATGGATAATTGTCAGTAATAATAATAGTTTCATTTTGATTAGATGTGGTAGTAATGTCACATTTTAATGTAGGTGTGTTCTGTTCTAAATATAATCGAATATTATTTGTACGTCCAAAAATAGTTTTGGTTGAACTATTGTTCCAAGAATTTACATAAAGCCAGACTCCATATGAATAATTTAAATTTGCTGGTTTATCAATATTTGTAATAGTTGGTTGTACTGAATTTAGGTCAGCGGATTTTGCCATAGTTTTTACAGCTCCAATGTAATTAACATATAAATAATAAACTAAAAATACAATAATTATTCCTAAAACAATAACAGTATAATCCATTATAATATATATTATTATAATAGTTTATTTTCGTATTCTAATTATTTTTATTCTATTATCGGTGGATTATTTAACATCAACAAATTATAATTATTCACGATTTCAGTTTTAGTAAGCGGTGTATTATAATACATAATATTACATATAGCACCATCTAAACCGTCATTACTACCCAATGTGATTTTTCCAGTATTTGTATAATCCAATGGTTCTTGTAAATAAAATGTTTTTTCTAAATTGCCGTTCATAAATATGTCTATAATAGTAGAATTACAATTTATTACAATATTGTTCCATTTTTGACCTTTATTTGAAATGGTATGTTTATTATCGCCAAAATAAATTATTAATTTATCTTTTTCGTCACTATTAGAGTTATTATCAATATATGTTATTTTTGGTTTACGATTATCCATATCAATAATGTTACATTCTTTGGAATAAGATTTAAAACTTTTTGATTGTGGGTCTACATAAACCCACATTGAAATGGCAAAATTTTGTCTATATTTAGATGGTTCATTCACATCTTTTGTATTTTTCGGTAATTGAATTATCTTATCATTTGTTAACAAAAACTCTTTATGTAAAAACATACTGTCTTTTAAAATAACAATGCCGTTTGCTAACGCTATTTTTTTTAATAGCTTTGGTAAATATAAATATCCTAATATTAGTAACAATTCTAAAATAAATAAAATATAAATGTTATTTGCTGTGATTTTCATTTCATTTTTAATAAATTGAATAAAATCGATGAATAAACAAGGAATAAAAAATAACAATCGCATAAAAAATCCGGACCATCCTGACATAGTTTTGATTGTATTAACAAACATTAAAAATGTAATTGCGAGACCAACTATTAATATCAATCCTAATAATATTCCAAATAAATATTGTGCAATTACAATCTGTTGTTGAGTTACATTTATAATAAAATAAATAAATGCGATAATAAATACGAATAATGTTATAAAAATAGTTATCGTTGATTGTTCGTTGGTCGTTGTTACATCGGTTGTATTTCCTGTTATATTTGTTAGATGTGGTTTCAAAAAATAAAATAATAAAATTATAGGAATTATAATTAATATAGTATAAATAAATGTCTGTAATGAGAACTTTATTTTATTATGCGAATAATGAAAAAATAGCACAGTAAATAGAATTAATATTATAAATGATAATAAATACTTTAAAAAATTATTTCTTAAAGATTTTAATTCATCTGTTGGGTTTACAATCCATTGTTTAAAATCCTGAAAATTATTTTTTATATTTTTATAAAACAAAGTGAATGACATTGATATGTAATAGTATCTTATATATATAATATATTATAAATAGAAAAATACAAAAAATATTTATAATATAAGTAGGTCGGCATCATTTCTTAATTGAATAATTATAAATTCTCTATAGTGGTTTTCTTTCCGTGACAATCGCGACATAATGCTACTAAATTACTTACTTCATTTGAACCACCATATTCTAATCTTACTTTATGATCCACCTCATACCACGCAGTTAATTGTTTCTGACAATCACCACATTTCCAATTTTGACTTGATGCTACAAATTTTTTCTTGGTTTCACTAACTGAACGTTTCGTCGGTTGTTTTCCAGAATGTAAAATCTTGTTTTCAGCAGCTTGTTGTCTCATTGGTATAATTGGATAATTATAACCGTCTTGACTACCACCCCTCCATAATTGGTCATTTAATATATTTTGTTTTGTTGTGAAATCCAATATTGGCGATAATATACTGGACGCGTCCTTATCAACCGGTAAATATTTGACATAATCATTTGACACGGACAACATTTTCTGTGCTTGTAATGGATTTTTTTTCATTAACCAATATATCATTAATGCACATATTGCTACGCCAGCCATTTGATAGTATTTTTTAAACGATAATGCATGTCTTAAATATTTACCATCCGTGTAAATATTTGCCATTATTAGTCCTGTTATTATTATTAATAGTATTTCAAATCTCATCTATATTATAAGTATATTTTATTGTTTATAAAAAACATAAATTAGAAACACGCATATTAAAATAAGAGCAATATGAATATAATGTTTACGCAAATTTATTTTATCCGATAAATAAATCGGTTTTGGTTTGTATTCATTAATATATTTATCTAAACTCATTTGTAAAGAAACTTCTTCTTTTCCTAATAAATGATTAAATTTATTATGTATGAAATGAACCCACCGTATAAATGAATCTTTATTATCTAAATAAGGTGTCACTGGATATTTGTCTAACATATTACTAAATTTATTTCCCATTTCTGCTATAGGTATAAACAATGGCATATTTTGTATCAAATCATAATATTTGCGTTTCGTAACTTCATTTGGATTTTCTGGATAAGAATGCGCAACTGTATGTAGAAAAAACCAATAATGTGGTCCCCAAACAGAAGGGTCATATTGCATTCTTTTATAATTATATAAAGACTATGGATTATAATAATATAATATAATCGTATTTGAATAAATGAATGATAATTATTGTAATAATTGTGGTAAACAAGGACATTTATACCACCAATGTAAAATGCCGATTACAAGCATCGGTATAATTGTATTTCGCTATAATGAACAAAATAATATTGAATATTTAATGATACGCCGTAAAGATACTTTAGGATTTATTGATTTTATGCGTGGTAAATATTCAATTTATAATAAAGAATATTTGATTAATATGTTTAAACAAATGACGAATTCCGAAAAAGAAAGAATACGTAATATGAGTTTTGATGAATTATGGAAAGATATATGGAAAACCGAACATATTTCAAGTCAATATAAATTGGAAGAAGTTATATCAAAAGAAAAATTCAATTCATTAAAAAATGGTATAGTAAATAAAAATAATTTTTATAGTATAGAGACGATTATTCAAGAAACGAACGATGAATATTGGGAAGAACCTGAATGGGGATTTCCAAAAGGTCGTAGAAATTATATGGAAAAAGATTATGATTGTGCAGTACGTGAATTTGTTGAAGAAACGGGGTTCAATATAAATAAAATAAAAAATATACAAAATGTTTTACCATTTGAAGAAATATTTACTGGTTCTAATTATAAATCTTATAAACATAAGTATTTTGTCTCTTATTTAAATTACGACGAAACCATGCCGATGGATAAATTTGAAAAAACCGAAGTTAGTAAAATGGATTGGAATACATATGAGGATTGTTTAAATAAAATAAGACCATATAATTTAGAAAAAAAAAGATTAATTACAAATGTTAATAACACATTGTCGAATTATAAACTATTGACGTATTAAGTGTTGTATAGTATTCTATATTGTATAATATTATTGTATTAGTTCAAAAATAAAAATATATATCTATATGTTAAATAGCTATATATTATAATTATGTCAGAAGGTAAACGAAAAAAATGTGAAAATGGAACACGATGGAACCCACGAACGAAAAAATGTGAACCTAAAAAAAATGAAAATGAAAAAAAAAAGCGTAATACTATAAAGCGCAAGCCCAAATTAAATATTATTGATATTGGTATTGATAATTTGACGAATATCCAACCATTAAATATAAATGTAAATACGCCAGACCCATTATTAGATACCATTACTGGACATATTAAGCAAATATTTACTGAACCCGTTATTAAACCAAGTATTAAACCAACTAATACAACTATGAAGATAAATAATAAATTGATTTATAATATTAATGATGAATTTATAGAAAATACTGGTAATATTGTATCTATTAATAAATTAAAAAGTTTTTGGAAAGATATATGGGGAAAAGATGTTATTATTGATGATGATTTAATAAATCTATCTGGTTCGAAATTGCGTTCTATATGGGGTGCATTAGTTGGAAAAACGCCACCGATTAAAGGAAGTAATCCGTTTGTTAATAATATATTACTGCAAATTGAAATTACACGTATAAGACGGGTACAAAATGAGACGACCTTATTACAACAGCCACGTGTAACTCCTCCTATTCCAGAACAACCAGTTGAAATTACTCCTATTTCACCAGAACCAGTATTTGAACCCAGTCCTATTCCAGAACAACCAGTTGAAATTAATCCTATTTCACCAGAACCAGTATTTGAACCCAGTCCTATTCCAGAACAACCAGTTGAAATTACTCCTATTTCACCAGAACCAGTATTTGAACCCAGTCCTATTCCTAAAAAAATAATGGAACCTGTAGAACAAGAACCTATTATTGAATTTGGAGAAGAGTTATCAAATACTGAATTATTAGAACACGAAAAAGAAGAATTTGAAATGAATAAACAATATACCGATTATGAGTTTTTATATCCTCACTTAAACGACCCCGACTTCAATTTAAAAATAGCAAAACGAAAAGAATTCAATGATACAAAATATGATGGTAAAATTCGTGATATAAAGCAATTTGCAAATAAAGTATGTAAAGCGGATTTTGAATTATCTCCTCATCAATTATTTGTTAAAAACTTTTTATCATTAAACACACCATATAATAGTTTATTATTATACAATGGGTTAGGTACAGGCAAAACCTGCAGTGCGATAGGTGTAGCTGAAGAAATGCGTTCATATATGAAACAAGTTGGTATAACTCAACGTATCATAGTAATCGCTTCACCAAATGTTCAAAGTAATTTCAAAACACAATTATTTGATGAAACCAAATTAAAATCCGATAATGGTTTATGGAATTTAAACACGTGTATTGGTTCTTCGTTATTAAAAGAAATAAATCCTACTAATTTGACAGATATTCCAAAAGAAAAAATAATCAATCAAATTAATGCTATTATAAACAATTATTATGTATTTATGGGGTATATTGAATTTGCGAATTATATCCAGAAAAAAACATCTGTAGCAGAAGGTTCTGGATATTCAGCAACTGAAATAAAAAAAATACAAATAAGTAGAATTAAAAAGTTATTCAATAACCGTTTAATCATCATAGATGAAGTCCATAATATTCGTAATGCAGATGATAATAAGAATAAACGAATAGGTGAATTATTAATGAATGTGGTAAAAAACAGCGATAATTTACGTTTATTATTGTTATCCGCAACACCTATGTATAATAATTATAAAGAGATTATTTGGTTAGTAAATTTAATGAATGCGAATGATAAACGTGCTACTATAAAAGAAGAACAAATATTTGATAAAAAAGGAAATTTCATCAAAGAACGAATTACTGAAGATGGTAAAATAATCGAAGGTGGCAAAGAATTATTGGAAAGAAAGTTAATAGGGTATGTTTGTTATGTTCGTGGTGAGAACCCATATACATTTCCATATCGTATATATCCAACCGATTTTTCAATAGAAAATACATTTGAACAAATCGAATATCCAAAAGTACAAATGAATGAAAAAGACATTGAAAATCCATTAGAACATATTCCTGTTTATAACACATCCATTGGTGAATATCAAGAAAAAGGATATGATTTTATTATGAATAATTTACGTAATCGTTCGGTAGTTAGAACAGATAAATTTGGAAAACAAACCATCATGCCTAACTTTGAGAACTTGGATTCATTTGGTTATACATTATTACAAATACCATTGGAAGCATTAAATATAGTTTATCCAAGTTCTCGATTAGATGAAATCGCATTGAATAACGAAGCCCTGAATGAATTGAACGATGAAGAAACTGCGAATATAATAGAAAATATAGTTGGGCATAAAGGATTAAATAATGTAATGAATTATGTCACTACAACATCACCACAACCAATGAAATATAATTTTGAATATAAACCAGAAATATTAAATACATATGGTCGCATATTCCATAGTGATAATATTGGTAAATATAGTAATAAAATATCGAATATTTGTAATATTATAAAAAAATCAAAAGGAATTATTATTATTTATTCACAATATATTGATGGTGGTGTAGTACCAATCGCATTAGCATTAGAAGAGATGGGTTTTACAAGATACGGGTCAGCATCTTATACAAAGCCATTATTTAAAAAACCATTAGCAGAACCATTAGATTCGTTAACTATGAAACAAAAAAGTGAAGTTACAGACAAATTTAGACAAGCTAAATATGTAATGATAACTGGTGATAGAAATTTCTCTCCAAATAATTCTGCTGATATAAAATTTGTTACAAAACCCGAAAATAAAAATGGCGAATATGTAAAAGTAATTATTATATCCAAAGCAGGATCCGAAGGACTGGATTTTAAAAATATTCGACAAACACACGTGTTAGAACCTTGGTATAATATGAACCGCATTGAACAAATTATTGGGCGTAGTGTTAGAAATCTAAGTCATTGTCAATTACCATTTGAAGAACGAAATGTAGAAATATATTTACATACTACATTACCAAGAAATGATGAAGAACCCGCCGATTTGTATGTTTATAGATTAGCAGAGAAAAAGGCTAAACAAATCGGTAAAATTACCAGATTATTAAAACAAAATGCGGTGGATTGTTTATTAAATATCGGTCAAACCAATTTTACAATTGAAAAATTAAATACTATAGTTGAGAACCAAAATATTGAATTATCTCTATCAAGTGGTAAAACTATACAATTTAAAATAGGGGATAGACCATTTACTGATATATGTGATTATATGGATAATTGCGATTATACCTGTTCTCCTAATATCAAAATAACTGATAATGAAATTGTTTCACATACATACAATAATGATTTTATAAAAACGAACTATCAAATGATATTAAAACGAATAAAACAATTATTTAAAGACCAAACATTTTATAAGAAAGAGCAATTAATTAATTCTATAAATATTTTTAAACCATACCCTATTGAACAAATATATTATACTTTATCACAACTAATTGATAATAAAAATGAGTATTTAATTGATAAATATGGACGGTTAGGTTCTCTTGTCAATAAAGGCGATTATTATGCATTTCAACCAATTGAAATTACTGACGAAAACGCTTCTATATTTGAACGAAGTTATCCTATTGATTATAAGAATGAAAGCATTTTGTTAGAATTACAAAAAAAACAGGAAAAAGAAAAAGAGAAAGAACAATTATATGGAGAAGATGAGAACAAAGATGAAACAGAAAAAGTTAAGACGTTTGATTCAATAATGGAGGAAATAAAAAATATTATGAAAAATATAAGTGATAGCAAACTTGTATTAGAAAATGGAGATAATGACTGGTATAAACACGCAAGTAAAGTGATTACTATTCTAAATAAAAATCATAATATAAATATAGATACCATCGTTGAATATATATTATATCATTATTTGGATACATTGGTATTGAGAGAACAATTATTATTAGTAAGTCAAGTTTATTCTGGAAATTTCGATTTAAATATACCAATTCATATTATAATAAAAAAATATTTTGATGATAAATTATTAGAAGTCGGTAATTCAAAAGCAATTATATTAGCATATAAAGATAAAACCAAGATGTTCATTCAGTCAAGTGAAATGCTAACATTATGGAATGAAAGTGAAAAACAGAGTGATAAAGAGCGTTTCCAACAAGCTATAATGAATAGATTTTTAATTTCAGGAAATGATGCAAATGATCAAAAGTATAATTCTTATATAGGGTTTATGCAATTATTTAGAGATACTGGTGAAATTACATTTAAAATAAAGGATATGACACAAAAACGAAACAATAAAGGTTCTCGCATAGATAGATTACGCAAAAACGAAATTATAGTATTTTTTAATGAGGTGTTAGGTTCTCAACAATATAATAATGAAAATACTGAAAAAATATTAAAAATGAGTATGTGCGTTATGGTAGAAATTGTATTGCGATATTATAATGAAATTAACAAAAATGGTAAAATATGGTTTTTGAATAGCGAAAGAGCAAATATTAATAGTATTTCCGATTGTAAAATCAATGCCAAAGGCGAGTTTGAATGTATAAGATAATTATATAACGAAAAAACAAAACAAAAAATTGAAATTTAAAAAGATATAAATATAATTTTATATTATTATATTAGTAATATTATAAAATGACTGACGCAATTTCAATAAAACAAAAATTTGGACAAAATGAAACAAAAGTCTTTGGTGTCTATGTAAAATCAATGTTAACTATGAAGGTGCCATTATCTATAGTAGAAGTCGGTAAAAATGTTATGCCGAATTTAGAAAAGGTTATATCAAGTAAAACTGAAGGAAAGTGTATCGCTGAAGGGTTTATACGTCCTAATTCTGTAAAAGTTCTCACTTATTCCAGCGGTAATATAAACGGTGACATAATTGAATTTCAAACAGTATTTGAATGTATGATTTGTCATCCAGTTGAAGGAATGTTAATAGAATGCGATACCAAAACCATTACAAAAGCTGGAATTCACGCCGAAGTAGTAGATCGGGATGGCACTGTTCCAGTAACGGTTTTTGTTGCTCGTGACCACCATTTAAATGATAAAAATTTTAATAATGTAAAAGAAAATACGAAAATTACTATTCGAGTTATTGGTATTCGATATGAATTAAATGACCCATATATATGCGTAATTGGTAAATTAGTTGAAGAAAATAAAAGCAATCGTCCATATGAAAAGTCAAAGAAACCTATTCGAATTGGCGGTGAAATAGATGGCAATATACATTATGAATTAGATGATGATGACAATTACGAAGATAATAATGAATAAAATTATCATACCCTACCCTATTTGTATTGTTTCATCAAATATTTTGAAAACTTCTTTATCGTGCGTAATGATAATAATACTTTTTTTATATTTTTTAAAATCCTTTATTAACTTTATAATCTCTGTTTTAAGTGCTATATCCAAAGCATTGGTCGGTTCATCTAAAATAATAATGGGGGAAGGCAATATTAATCCTCCTATTAAATTCACTACTTGGCGTTGTCCACCAGATAAATTTTCACCTAATAAACCTGCATTTTTATTATGCATATCGATATTTTTATATAATTCTTTTATTTTTGGGTATTTCATGATTATATGTAAATATTTATTACATATATCCAAATCGTAACAACCATACAAAATGTTATCTATTACTTTACGGTCAAATAATTTTGAATTTTGATTTACATACGTTATATTATTACGAATATAATTACCATCTATATTTTCAATATTTTGGTCGTCAATATATATAATACCTTTGTGTGGTTTATACATTTTTATGATTAATTTTGCGAAAGTCGATTTACCATTTCCAGAAAGACCGACTATTCCAATTATTTTATCTTTAACAACGATAGTTTTATTAAAATTATTTAATACATTTGAGAACCCATTTTTATATTTAAATGATACGTTCTCAAATGTTATTTTATTAAAGTCCAATGGTATAGAATTATAATTTTTATTTATTAAATTTGTATAATCTTCCGACATATTTTTAAAGTGTTTTATTACCGATTCAGACCTACCTAAAAATTCAATAAAGTCAGGAATTTGTTGTATCATTGTAACCGACCTATCTCGATATAATAATAATATTGTGAAACAAGAAATAAAAATAGTATAACTGATTTTGTTGTCTATTGTCATTTTTATTAAATACCATAGAGAACATATCATAATAATAAACACGATTATATTCATAATTATAGAATGATAATTTGTATTTGAATAAAACTTGAAAGCAGTATTGATAGTATCATTTGTTTTATTGGAATATATATTAATTTCATTCTCAGTTTGCCCTCTATATATAATTTTATCGATATTGTTTAATATTTCGACCAAATACGATTCATTATCTGTTACGTATTTTTCATATTCTTCATTATGTTCCAGCATACCATTCCAATTAAAAAATAAATATAATAATAGAACAATATTACCGAGTATAAAAATTAAGCCGAATATACTATTAATGTATAAGAAATAACTTGATATTAATAATAAAAAGCTTATATTCGGTAATATATATGTAATTATATCATTAAACACCATAAAACACACCGAAGAAATGCGATTAATGGGAGAATTTAATTTTGTGAAGTTCATTTCACTGAAGTTCTCATTGTTTACTAATAAAAGCATTTTGACCAATTGATGTCGCATCCATTGTCGTAATTTTGTTAATAATTTGTTCTGGAAATATTTATAAAAATTATATAAGAAAATGAATATAATGGATACTACTATAAAGTATTTGAAAAATTCGTTTACAGTGGTATATTGTTTTTGTTGTATAGAATTAATAATTGTAGCGGATATATACGATATACCATTTGTTTGAAATACATTAATTATAAAACTGGTAACAACTAATAACAATGTATTTATCCATTCTTCTTGAAAAAATTTATTCAATAAAAAATATACTATATTCATTAATATATAGAATATT